CTGCTGCTGCTGCTGCTGCTGCTGCTGCTGCCACCTCGGGTCAGTACGAGTGTACTCGCCTGTATCTTGCATCGCTGACTAAACCCCAGAAAAGAATTCACACGATGCGCTTGAGAGTGAGGGTGCTCAAGCCTGCAGGCGCGTCGACGTACGCCTGGTTTGCCGGTGCGTAGGCGGCTACTTGAACACCCACAGAGTCACCGGCATTGAGTTGCAGCCGCACTTGCTTCACCGCTGAGTAGTCCTGCACCTGAGTAGCACCACGCGCACTGTTTTGACGCTCAGCATAGGAGATCTGCACGGGGCCGACGCCTGCCGCGCTGCCGCCTGTCGGCGTGACGCGTGCTTGAAACGCGACAGCAATGTTGTAGTCTTCTCCAGGCCCAGTAGACATGACTTACTCATGCTTGAGAAAGTTACGGTACCCTGACGTATACCTCGGTGTACGGCACCACATGGTACCCTGAGATGTCGCGGAGGAGGTGGAAGTTGCTCGTGTCGGAGCTAGTGTAAGGCCAGCCGTTAGGACCCATTGTAAAGCCTTGAGGAGTCTGCCGCTTGAAGGTAAAACCTCGTCCGATGCCGTTACCGATCTGAAAGTCCCTTGTAGTGGTCTCCCACTTCACCAGCTGTACACCGGCAATTGCCGCGTAGTTGGTGCTCGCGTTGGAAGGGTCACTAGCAATGAACGACATTGTAAAGCTGATCTCTCCGCCACTAGGCGTCAAGTACGCAAAGTCGACTGAGGACGGGTACGGAATGCTTGAGTCTCCATTATTGCCGGCACTCATGTCTTTTGCAACGCCGTTGACAGTGAAGCGCGCTGGGTTTTGCCCGATAGCAAGAAAGGTGCACTCACCGAAAATGCGCAAGGTGTACTTCGCCGCGTCGTTAAGGCCAGTGAACTTGCCCCCAATGGTAGCAGTCGCCGTATGAGCAGATTCCTGTAGTCTCAAGGTGCTTAAGCACGTCTCAGTGTTCTGCGCACTAGCGCTGGTGCCATTGTAGACCACGTGCGCCTGCCCAGCAGCATTCAAGCTAAATCCGACGCTTGTAGAAGTGCCACCCCCATCTAACAGGTTTGAGATTGCATATGAGTTAGATGAAGCAGAGATAGCCACGCCGTTCCACTGGCCGACCTGACCATTTATGGATGCAGGGAAGTTTGAGGCAAGGGATGGTCCGCTACAGGGAAGGGTAGTAGTGTGGAAATCAACACTCCATACCTGGTTGTCAGAAGTAGCTCCGTTGTTCGAGGTTGTGGCAGAGTCAATGACCTTGTAGTCGACTGGCCTGCCTCCTCCTGAGTCAAAGCTCGACCAAGCGAAGGTCTCTCCGTCAAAGTACGTCAAGGTTGCATACTCATACCTGCTAGCTGTGTTGTCCGAGGCTCGTTTTAGCAGAATCTCAAGCGCATTACCTCGTTCTCTATCTGGTCGTGCAAGGGCGTTCACAGTAGCCGAGCTGTAGAAGGCTGGTTCAAAGGCCGCAGACGTGCCAACACCGGTACTGACCTGGCTCGTATTCTGGCCGTTGTCGTTCCAAGTCCATTCTGTATCGGTTACCCAGGCTCCATTCTGGAAGGACTCAGTGCCTCGACCACGCCCAACGAGACACCAGGACTTGCTGTCATAAGTCAAGTCCACCTGCACCTCCAGCCCTGCGCTACTTGGAAGAAAGGAATTATTGGTACCGAAGGACATGGTGATGTTTGCGAAGAGTGGCACGGACCAGTTACCAGTGAATTTAAACATGTTGTTGAAAGCAGTCACGTTTGACACATCCCAAGTAGAGATGTCGCGTCTGAAGCTTGTGCAGCTGCGGAACATGTTCCTCATATCTGTCACATTCGACACGTTCCAGGCAGTAATATCGCCGTTGAAAGCGGTGCAGTCGCGAAACATCAACTTCATATTCGTCACCTGCCCTGTATTCCAAGTGCTGATGTTGCCATTGAAGGTGGTAGCGCCGCGAAACATGGATTCCATCAACGTGCAGCTCGACGTATTCCAGTTCGACAGGTCCTGGTTGAAGCTAGTAGCGTATGCGAACATCCCCGTCATGTTTGTGACACTTCCCACGTTCCAGTTGTTCAGGCCAACGTTGAAGCTAGCACAACTGTTAAACAGGTCATACATGGTAGTCACGTACTGCGTGTCCCAACTAGCGATGCCCGCATCCCTGGAGTCCGCACCTAGGCTGGCCAATCTTGGGCCACCGAAGGGGCTCCAGCCCGCGCCCCAGTTTGTGAAACTAGGGCTGAATGCCCAGGTGCCAATAGCACCGTACCTAGCCTCACAGGTGCCGCGGTCTTGCCCAGCTCCAGCGCCGCTGTATTCTTGAAGGGCGGTCTCGAAACCACCACGGCTGTTGGTATTAAACGGGGCCAGGGCCACGGCAGTGAACCGGTCGTCAAAGAACGTACCATTCGTCGTCAGACCCGTTAGAGTTGTGCTGAACGATGAGTTGAGGGCCGACCACTTTGTGACAATGTAGTAGTACAAGGCAGCGGGCCAGAACCCAGAACTCGTAAACATATCGGTCCAAGTAGCCACATTGGACACAGCCCAATCAGAGATGTCTGCTCTGAAGGTAGTGCAGCCGAGGAACATGTAGGACATGTTTGTCACGTTAGCAACGTTCCAGCTGCTGATGTCCTGAGCGAAGGCTGTAGCATCGCGGAACATCTCCTGCATGTTTGTCACGGCAGCTACGTTCCAGCTGCCGATGTCCTGATTGAAGGGGGTAGCGCGGAACATCCCCTGCATGTCTGTCACTGCAGCTACAATCCAGCTGCTGATGTCCTGATTGAAGGGGGCGTTATAAAACATGTACGACATATTCGTCACTGCAGCTACGTCCCAGCTACTGATGTTGCCATTAAAGGCCACACAGCTGCGGAACATAGCCTGCATGTCTGTGACCTTAGCGACGTTCCAGCTGTTAAGGTTCTGGTTGAAGACGTTATTAACGCGGAACATGGATTCCATGTTCGTGACCTCCCCAACGTTCCAGCTGCCGATGTCCTGATTGAAGTAGGTACAATTGTGGAACATGTCCGCCATGTTTGTGACCTTAGCGACGTTCCAGCTGCTGATGTCCTGGTTAAAGGTTATACACAACCTAAACATGTTTCCCATGTCTGTGACCTCCCCGACGTTCCAGCTGCCGATGTCCTGATTGAAGGCTACACAAGCCAGGAACATGGCGGCCATATCAGTCACGCCCGACACGTTCCAGTTACTGATGTCAACGTTGAATTCCGAAGCTTGGTAAGGAGGAGACACGTTCCTGCGGCTGAACATGCGCCTCATACTAGTGGAGCTGGACGTGTCCCAGGTGGCTAGACCAGGGTCGTTGAAGTTGGGGGTTTCTATGAACATCCCGTAGAAGTTCGTCACGTTTGACACGTCCCAGTTCACAAGCGAATCCGTCGTTAGAGTAGGGGCAGGTGCGGCTCCCGATGAAACCACCCACCCAGTTGAAGGCGGCAGCCGATTAGGCGTCGTTTGAGTCGTGTTCCGGTACCAGGCCGCTGTCAACGGGTGATGCAGACGCCACTCCGGTACGTTCGTAAGAAAGACGAGCACGTTCTGCGCGTCCTTCGTGTAGTTTTGCTGGAATATGCCGCTGTCAAGTGTGTAGTCTCGCACGTAGGTGCCGTTGGTGTCTGCTCGACCAGCGCCGCTAATCGTCACCGTGTCGCCAGAAGCCAAGGCTGAGCACCCGGAGAACGCTTCAAACATGTTGGTCACGTACTGCGTGTCCCAATTAGCGATGCCCGCATCCCTTGGATCAGCGCCCATCCCTACCCCATACTGCTGTCCATTCCCCCAAATCCCCCCAGCAATAAAGAGGCCCGTATTATTGCCTGCACCAGTTTGCCATGATGTCAGAGTAGGGTCGAACCTCCAGCTGCTAATAGGACCGTATCTAGCCTCACAGGTGCTGCGGTCTTGCCCAGATGCTGCGCCAAAATACTCGTTCAGCGCGGTGTACAGGCCGCCACGGTCGCCACCAAACCCGGGAGCGGCGTTGGTCAGAGAGTCAAAGAGAGCGGCGGGGTTGTAGAACTCACCCGTCCTGAAGTAGACGTTGAAGTGTAGCTCGTACGTGCCGGTCTCAGTGATGACGAGCTCGTTCTTGGCAGTATTGAGCAGGTTTTCACCAAGGAGCGTCTCCCAGCCACCGTTGCCGTTATGACCAAAGAGGGCCCACTGTGTGTTCGGCAGACTGTCCGCCGTGCTGTACAGCCCCGTGGCGCCACCGGTGAAGTTCGTAGCGGCCGTGTTTGTCAGAGTGCAAACGTGAAGCCGCTTGCGCTGCAGCTCGACGACCTCACTGAACCTGGTGTTCCTGTCCTTCCAGTAGGGCTTACTAGAGAGGAAGTCGGCGTCGGTCGTCAATATGTACTGGTGCCACTCTGCCACAGTAGCCTGCGAGGTAGGCGGGCGGGTGTTAGCCGGTGTGACGCCGGGAGCTGTCTCGTCTATGTACATCCTGACTCTCCTATCCCCCTCACCCAAGGGAACTGCTCGGTTGAATTGCAGATTGACATCATTACCAGTGCCGAGGGGCGCGGGCCGGAGCGTGATAGGCACGTTGAGCGGCGGCACGAAGTTGCAGGTCTCTTTGAAGACGCACGCGTCCGACTCAAAGGTCATCAATCCGTCGCTAGCTGGAGGAACAAAAACTGCCTCCTTCAGCTGCACGCCACCAATAGCGGCTGCGACAGCTGTTGTCCAAGTACTGCTATACGTCAACGTAAAGCTCAGCTCTCCGTTGGTAGGCGACTGCGCATTGAAGGTGACGTAGGCTGTCGATACATCTGTCGTTTTCACAACACCGTTCACTGTAAAGCTTGTATAGATCAGTGATTGTTCCTCAGACGAGGTGCCATCATCGTAGATCTCGAAACCGGCGTGTCCGAAGATGCGCATGTCATACGTCTTTGCGTTGTCGAGGCCGGTAAACTTGCCCCCGATGTCGCTCACGCCCATGTCTTGCTTTATAAGCACATAGTCTGTGCTCACATTGAACTTAGTGGTACTGCTTATGCCCCCCTTATGCTCCTTACCAGCTGCGTTGAAGCTGAATCCAACGCTAGTAGAGTTTCCTTGCCCGTCTGTCAGGTTTGAGAGCGTATACGATTGGGTTGAGTTGCTAAAGGTACTACTTGTCGTTGTGATGCTGTGCCACGCGCCGACCTGACCAGCAAAGGGCACAACCTGGCCGTTAGAGCTAGCTGCCGACCCACTGGCAGGAGGCCTAGTAAACGGAGATTGGTCGAACAACATGTCAATACTCCATGGCCCTAGCGACGAGGAGGAACCAGGGTCGATAACCCACTTGCCGTGCGCGAGGTAATCGCCGCCGATACCTGCTGCCGATGATACCTCCCCGCCGTCCGTACCAAGCAAACTCCTTACCTGGTAGCTCACCGGCATTACATTAGCTCGATGAGAAAGTTTGCTGTTACACTTGAACTACACACCACGACCCATCTGGGTGTCCGACGACAGCGCACGACTGCTGCTGCTGCTGTTGCTGCTGCTGTTGCAGCCGCTGCTGATGCTGCCTCCGCAACTGCAGTGTCCTCAGCTCAATACAGGACACTATCAGCATTATGTAAATCATCACTGTCAGCACACAGGCCACTACCGCCTGTGTGAGGTCGTTCATCACACATATGCGGTTTGATTTTCCATCGCTCATCTGCAGCAAGATGCTACCGTACGGACCGATGTATACGCCAGCCCAAATCGTAAGACGCATAAGGAGGGCCGCGGCCACCCATATTCAGCGAGTGTTGAGAGGTATGTCTGTTCGGGTGCGGCGCCGCTCGACTCACTCAGTGCTTACTGCCACCGAACTCCGTGTGCGCGGTGGTAGGAGTGGGAGGAAGCGCTCAATCGGTGGACCTGTACGGTGGCACTTGGACGGCCTAACCCTGCCTAACCCTAGGGCGGCTACGAGACGTATCTAGGGCGGCTAATCGTTCTCCCGCCCTCGCTTCCGTTCTCCCGCCCTCGCTTCCGGTACTGCCTGCCAGGTAGACGAATCCCTGTGTACGTGGAGCTCCACGTTCTCCACTCCCCTGCATGCCGCGCCCAGTGCGAGTATCGTTTCCTGCGCAGCCGCACAACACGGGCGTTAGCCTCAGTCTGATATCTACCAGAGCGTATCAAACCAAACCCATTTCCAGAGAGGGACACTTGGGTATCACCTTGCCTGAAGTCAAGCGACTGAGGCCCCCATCTGTTCATTTTTATTGCCTTCTGCGACCCGAGTATCATACTAAAGAGCTCCAACGGCAACTCTACTAGTCTCTGCAAGAGCCGCTCGGGCAGGCTGAGCAGACTCATCTCGCACAGACAGGCAGAAAATTCAATACTGTCAGGTTTGCTGTCAGGTTTGGCCTAGGCTGTCAGGTTTGCTGTCAGGTTTGGCCCTTGAGCTAGGCCGAGTTGACTCAGTGTGGATTAGGGTTAGCTCCCCTACCCCCACTGTACCGAACCCACCACCCCCCGACCCCAGTACAGTTAGGGTTTAGGGTTAACCTAGGGTTAAAGTTGTACTGCCGCGAGCTAAGAGTGCGAGCTGCCGTCTTTGTCCCGCCCTTCCCGCCCTTACCCGCCCTTGACCCGCCCTTGACCCGGGGTCGACCCGACCCAACCGACCTGCCGACCAGTGGACCCGTCCGTGGGTGGAGGCGCATGGACGTGTCCGGGTCGCGCTATATAGGACTTCTTTTTTTCATCGCGTCACGCTCTACTGCAGTACGACCGACACTGGGACACACCGCGAGTACGGCGGGGTGAGGCGCGTCAGCATCAGATGCGTCTACGCGCTCCTTGCCTGTAGGCATTAGGCGCCCATACGTAGCGGCGCTTCCTCCCACTCATGGAGCCGCGCCATCGCAGCGCTGCGTCCTTCTTGTAACGCTCAAGCAGAGCAGCCCAGCGGCCCCTCCTGCCTCTCCACACTCGCTGTATGTCAGTAATAGCCCTAAGGAGGTTACTCACAGCCTGTCGCGTGACAGCCACCATCACACGACAGCCATCAGAACTATTATCTAACTCTCTGGCACTATGTCAAGTGGCACACGCCTGTTCAACTTCAAGCCGCGCCGTGTGCGTACTAAGGTCTTCGCGCGCACTCCATCTACCAGTGCGTGGTCTTACCCATCCAGGCAATACTTTGACCTAAGCATGGTTGATGAGCCCATCAGGCGCGGCACACCGCTAAGTGCTAACCACCCCGCTGTACTGAGCAGGCCTGATCCTTCAAGTGCACTTCTACAAGTAAGGGCCACTGTGACTAAGTTCTGGCAAGAGAACTACCTGCGCATACGTCGCGTCATCACAAGGCTGTTGACTGCGCAAGGGTACACAAGGATCAGCTTCCGCACTCTAGCCGGCACGTTGAAGCTCATACGTAACGCGCGAGTGGGTGGCTTTACGCAGGATGGGGACGACCTCAGCCAAGCCGCAGCGTGGAACAGGTCCTATTTGAGTCACACACGGCCAGCCGCAGCGGCGCGACGTGAGGCGCTAGGCCAAGGAAGGGGCGTAGAGGAGATCTATCTAGCGGGGTCACTTAGAGGCACCGTCAGAGAGGCTGAGCATAGTATTATCCATGAACTGCTCCACAACTTCGCTCGTGTGCGCGGGCGTGTGTTAGGCTCACCGCTCGACCACCGCGTCATGCATGCACTCGGCGAGCGGGGTCAGCCTGATATGTGCGACAGATATGGCTTCCAGCGCCCCACGCGCACTTGCCCCGTGTTGCCCTAAGGCTGAAGGTATCCGACAACACCACGGCACAGCTCTAGCCAGCGGTCATCAGGGATGGCACCGCGCGCCCAGTTGATCTCCCACGTCACGAAGCGAATGTTCCCAGCCCAGTAGCCCGCAGAGGGTATGATCTGATCCACGCTAGGCCGGGTGCTCATCTGCTGCATGTCGAAGGCCTTCCCCGACACCGCGCATCTGTAGCCGTGCTGCTGCACATGCTTGTCCCACTGCTCCATGTACAGCTCCTTAGTGATGTCCTGTGTACGCTTGCCCTTGTAGAGCGATACGACCTGCGCGTGTAGAGTCTCCGCTGTCGTGACCTTCCTCCTGTTCGGCGCCGAGCGTAGGTCACCGCGGTCCAGCATCCTGGCTCTGCACTCCCTAGATCGCTCTGTAGAGGTCTTTGGCATGCTTATACTACAGTATTAGAATATTCCAAGTACAAAACAAGTATGGAGAAGATCAGCGACTCAGATAAGGCCCTGGTGCTGTCTCTCGTGCACGACCACATTAAACACAACCCAGTGGCATACTCGAGCTACGTCGGGCCGCACTACTCGGTGCGCAGGGCAGGGAAGGTGCGCGTTCAGCGGAGGCGCGCTACGCTCACTCTCGCACACGTGGGCGGACACTGGCGCATGAAGGCCATGTACCGGCGCTTGCTAAGGGCGCTAAAGTGTGTGTGCAAGTGGCACGACTACGGGGGGGAGCCCACCATGCCGCTAGTGGGGCTAGACCCACAGCCATTGCAAGTCGCGATGTTCACTTCAGGGGATGGGAGTGTCGGGTGGGTTGGTATCTAAGAGAGCAGCCCCTCGAGGAGCTTGTCCCAGTCCAGCGAGCCCTCGTTCAAAAGCTCGTCAAAGGCGTTGACCACGTCAGCCTCAGCCGCGGGTGCGTCCTTGTTGTTGAGCCCGTTGATCTCGCGAAGCGACTGGAGCTCGGCGTTCTGCGCGCACAGCTGCCGCTCCATGACGGCCTTCTGCTGCTGGACAGCGAACAAGTCCTTCTTGACGGCGTCATACTTCTCCTTCCAGAGGAGCTTGACGTCCTTTGCCTTGCCCTCCAGCTCGATGCTGAGGTTCTTCATCTGCGTCTCCTTGAGCACCTGCTCCAGGCAGCGCCCCTCGCGGAGGCCCTCCTCCTTGCCAAAGTTACGCTCGGTCTGCCCGATCATCGCGGCGATCTTCCACTCGCGGTTCCTCGCCGCCGTGATGAGAGACTGCACCGCTTCCTCGTGCAGGGCGGCCTTGCACGCAATCGACTCAGCACTGGGCGGCGGCCAGCTGGTCAGCGAGTCCTTGAAGATCTCGCTCATCCGCTCGATGGGCTCGGTCAGCGCGGGTGAGAGCGGCCGGACCCCCCACGCGACGATCGGCTGGTGGCGCTTGCGCGGCGTGCCGCTGCCGACGCTCTTGACGGCAACGAGGCTGCCGTGCTTGGGCACCTCGACGCGGGGCTCGGCACACTGCTGCGCGGTGCAGTTCTCCGCCACGATCATCTGCAGGGCGTCGCCGAGTCCTCCCTCCTCGTGGACCCGCAGGAAGGGTGCCGTGATGCGGTTGACCATGGCGGTTGGCAGTTGGCAGGTAGAGGGAATCCGAATGTCGGGCACTTTTCACCAGACGCCGAGTTGGGTACTGCTATGGCTCCCAGACTGGAAGTGGCCAAGGTGCGCGCCTTCACGCCCCGCGAGCTCAGGACGTGGTGCGAGCGCCAGCCGATCGACACGATGCTCAGCATGTTCCCGATCGACTTCCAGATCTCGATGCACTGCTGTGCGATGAAGACCACCATCTGCGGCAACGGTTTCGCCACCGTCACTACGCCGTACCGCCCCACCCTCTACCGGATGTCCAAGGTTGGCGCCTCGGCCATGAACCGCGCCGCGCTCATCTACTGGTACGCCTCCACCATGCCGCTCGACTCGTGCCTGGCCATCCTTGGCTACTTCGGCGTGCTCGGCCCAGAGGGCTCTGCCGACCAGCGTCGCCGCATCATTCATGTTCAGGAGCTGTACCAGTATTACGAAGGCAAGCTGCCGCCGCGCCGCACCTCGCGCCTGGAGATCGCGCCGGGCGTGTCTGTGCAGGATGACGCGTTCGTGAGCAAGGACCTCAACACCGTCTGGCTCAGCCACGGGATCACCTGCCCAGGTGCGCCCGGCGTCGTCAAGCTCTCCGACTTCAACCAGGCCTCGAGGGCGATGTGCCAGGTGCAGATTGACTCGCGGCGCAACAAGGATGCCGCGCTGATCCTCATGGACATCGCGAGCCGCTGGAAGGAGACCGACCCCCTGGCGGCGCTACAGCGGTGGGGCGAGTGAGACACTTGTTCAACTCCTGTGGGCGAACGGTCGCTCCCTGGGCGTCGAGCGGCGAGGGGGGTGCGGATCACATACGGGGGCCGGCGGGGGGGCGAAGAGCGGGCTCTCGGGGGCAAAGAGGGGCGCGTACTTAGAAGGGGGGGGAGGTCTGCAGCGCGTCTCCTGCAGCTGTCGCTACACCGGCCGTCCGCTTTCGCTCTTTTCGTACTGTAACAATGAAACAACCAAACAAGGGACATGCAGGCCTGTGCGCCCGTACTCAAACACTACTCCGACACCAACACTGGGTGACTACACAGGGAGCAGGCCGGCAGGCGCGGCCGGGGTCAGCAGCGAGCGCTACGCTGTGGCTGCAACCGCAGACGAGGCCGCCTCGGGCTCATCGTTGGGACCGAACATCTGCACCCCCAGGAGGTCGATGCGGTGCTCCAGGTTGAGGATGAGATTCTTCATGGCCTTGAGCGTCTTGTTGATCTTCTCGAGGGTGTCGGTGAATGTCGCCTTTGCCTGGAAGAGCTCGGTGTTGATGGCGCTCACCATGGCGTCCAGGTTCCCGAGGCGCTCGGCGGTCCGCTGGTCGAACCCCAGGCAGGAGTCGTTCAGGGCGTCGACATCCTTGCGCAGTTTGTGCAGGAACTCCGCCGGCGGCGAGGACACAGCGTCGAACTCGCCGCCGAGGCAGCGGTTCAGCGCGCGAGCGGACATCTTGACCTGCGAGGGCGTGATCGGCCCACGGGGGCGCAAACCGCTGCGAGCGCGTCCGGGAGCGCGCGGCGCGGCCTTGTGCTTGGCGATGGCGCGGCTCTTGGGCTGGAAGGACATGGCGACCGGTAGCGATCTCTCTGCGTCACGCGGAGTTCGAAAAAAGAAGAAAACAAGAGTGGGGGGAGAGAGAGAGAGAGAGAGAGAGAGAGAGTGTAGTGTGTGTGTGTGTGTGTGTGTGTGTGTGTGTGTGTGTGTGTTTATTTCTTTTCTCTCCCCTCAGTATCATTTCTTTATCAGTACTAGCACCATTTCTTTTCCCTTGCGATCTCCCGCTCGAGATCGCAGGAAATTTCCCTGACCTCCCAAACCCGGGCGCTTTTGGTGTTTCAGGAAATGCTGGCCACTCCTGTTTTTGCCCACCACCGAACTTCGGTTGCTCATGTCGGATTCCTCCCCTCGATTTCTTTTTCCCCGAGGAACAGGAACGAGGAACGTGGTTGGGGCATCTAACTTCCCCCCCTTTTCCCAAAACACCAAAAGCGCCCGACATTCGGGTTCCTCTTGGAGATCGCGATCTCCCGGTTTCGGAGAGGCGCCGTACTGGTAACCCAACGGTGGCCAAACGGTCGCCTGCCGAACGGTCGCCTGCCCTGCGCGCGCCGGGGGCCGGCCAGCCGCTCCGGGAGCACCAGGGGCACCAGATGCCGCGCGCGCGCGCGGTGGCGCCCTCCCAGACCGGCAGGAGGTCGACGCCGCACTCGGTCTTCCTGACGGCGAAGCAGACACCGACGCAGGGCACGTTCGGCTGCAAGGTCGTCGCCCAGCACGGCGAGGAGGGGGTGTGGTACCCGCTGGACGCCGACGTGTTTTCCGACGAGGAGCCGACCGACACTGAGAGCTCGATCAACCTCTCCATCTGCCAGACCTTCCTCTCCAGCGTCTGCGCGCTGGCTGACGCGCCTGGCGAGGCTGGCGGGATTATCGCCCCCGTCGCCACGGCGGCGCGCTCCGCGCTGGACGCGTACGACCGCGGCGAGGCGGACTCGTTCTCCTCGTTCTTCGACGTCTTCCCGACGACCGGCTCGATCCCGCAGCTCTCCTTTGTCAACCGGTCGCCGACGTCGCCGCTGCCGACTGAAGTGCAGACTCTGCTCGATGACCCCGCCGAGCGCAAGAAGTATGTGACGCTCGACATGTACTACGAGGAGGGCGAGCCGGTGCGCTACGTGATCTCCCCGGTGCGCGCGCCCAACTCGGCCCGCAGTACGCCCCGCCGCCCCTTCTCTGCCGGTCGCGTCTGCGCCAGCCGCAGAGCAGCCTGCGCGCAAGTCGATCTCGGGTGCCTAGCTCTGGCAGTTCGCCGCGCGCGCGCCCCTCCTTCTGGCTCCGGCCTCAGCACACCTAGCGCTCGCTCCTCACCGATCCCCATGTAGGTGCGCGCCCCCGTTCGCCGTACACAGTACCAGCTCGGAGGCCCCCCCGACTGCGGCTGGCGCAGACGCGGCCGGGCGCTGTCACGCATGGAGCCTCCTAGCGGCCCTCCACACTGCAGTAAACCCTAGCCGGCCGGGGGAAGTCTAGCCCACACCGTACGCTAGCCCTGGGCCCCGGGGCGCCGCCTCGTTCGCTAGCGGGCCCGCGTGAGATCGCTTGCCCCACGGCCGGCCGACGCACTCGCGCGAGACACCCGCCGGAGATGCCCGCCGCTCGGCCCTCCTCCCGGCCGCCCAGCTCCCCCCCGCCCCACGCCGCTCCGTGAGCACCGAGAACCCACCTCCCTCTCGCCCTCCTAGCCGTACGCCCGCTCAACTCGGCGTAGTTCGGCCGCGGTGCATGATTAACGGTCACACAACTGCGTCTGCGCCAGCCGCAGCCGCCTCCGCCGCCGCCTCCTCACCACACTCTCACCGCCCCCCCACACCTCTAGACTGCCTGGCCGCCCATCACACATGGCGGGGCGGGATTCTGCGCCTCGTACTCAGCCGCAGCCGCCCTCCACGCATCGCAGCCCTTGCAGCCAGGGCAGTCCGTGGCAACATCAGCAGCCGGCCCGTCACACCCGAGTCCCATCGCACTTAGCGCCTCGTACTGTCTGTGCATCCACTGCAGCCACCTCTCCCACCCCTCGTCGTGCGCATCCGGCCGTTTGTTCAGGTATGTCTCTAGCACCGCGATCTCATGGTCGTAGCCGATGCGCTCCCTCATAGCAGCGTCGCGTTGTAGCTTCGGGCAGTGCTGGCGCGTATGCCCGTAGTAGTGGCAGTAGACACACGCCCTCGGTTGTATGCTCCCTCCCATCGGCCCCCCGCGGTGCCCTAGCACTCTAGTGATCTCGTCCATCAGGCACTTGGCCTTCTGCCACTGGTCAGCATGGGTAGCCGCTAGTTGAGCGCGGAGAGCCGTCACCTCGGCCCTGTTGCAGTTGCGCGGGCGGTACCCTGAGCACCTGCCCATCTCAGTGTCTTACTTGGAAATAGGCTGGCCGCGTCTACCTGGCTGGCCTCTCGGAGCACACCTTCAAGGGCCAGGTGCGCTGCGACATCTCGGTGCTCCAAGACGAGTACCTCGACGAGCTTGGGCCTAACGAGACCGCCATGCTCATCCTCTCGCCTGGCCGCCTCGGACGCGCCTCCGCTGCCCTGTACAAGTGCGCCGCGCAGCAAATCTCCACCAAGTGCGAGCTCGTCTCCGTGCAGGGGCCAGATCTCGGCGCCGTCCCCAAGGAGATCCTACCCATCACGCTCAACGGCCCCGGCGTCACGCAAGAGGAGTTCCGCCTCTCGCACAAGCACCACCCCGGCTTGACCTCAATGTTCTCGGCGCGGCACGTCCAGGCAGCGGCCTGGGAGTTCCGCAAAGCGTCGGACGGTGTGCGCATGCCTCCACCTGCCGCGCCGCCACGGCCACGCTCGGCTGGCTCCACGGGCCGCTCGTCGCGCTCGGGCTCCGAGGCGTCGTTGTTTGGGGACTCGCTCGTGGGCATCGACGCGTTCACCACCGCCCGCGGCCTCGAGGTGCAGTTCTCGAGCGCCGTGCCACAGAACAGTGAGTGGCCGGTGCTTTGCAAGACCGAGATCACCACCGACCGGCACGGGCAGGTGGTCTGCACGCAGTACCCTTGCGCGTCCTTCGACGTCACGGCGGTGCTCGAGCGCATCCGGCCTGTGCGGGAGCAGCACATGGAGGCGAGCGCCCTCGACGACACCGTCTTCCTCATGCTGGGCGTCTCGCACAAGGGCAGGCAGTACGAGGTCCTCTGGCAGACTAACACCTACAAGACCCAGGAGGAGGCAAACAAGATCCTGCAGACTGCGCACCACGCGCTCGGGCTCTACAACATGGGCTCGAACACCATCACCAAGTTCGAGCTCTTCCTGACCGACAAGGCGCCGCCCGGCCCACCAGTCGAGACGATCGTCGCGTGGGGCCAGACCAACCAGTACGTCGTCTACAATGGCCCCGAGGCGATCGACATCGACAAGCTGGACTCGGTGCAGTTCTTCGTGCCGCTTGTCGAGACTGGCATTGCGTCGCCGCCGGTGTCCTTCCTACAGCCTAAGGGGCCGCTCGCGGGGGCGATGCGCCCGCCAAGCTTGGGCTGCACTGGTGTGTCGCTGGTCAACGCGCACATCATCCTGCAGTCGTTCGTGCTCACCCTCAAGACGGCGCTTGGGTGCTTAGCTAGATGTTGCACGCATTGTAGACAGCAGGCGCGAGCTTACTCAGGGCAACGGCGAGATCGATCGCGCCCGCACACGCAAGGGAGAAGACTACAGTAGCACAGCACTCGCAGCACAGCTCTCCACACCACAGCGACCACTGTGGCATTTCCTCTGTGTCCTCTGTGTCCATTTGCCATGGCACTGGAATATTAGGAGCAACGCCCCCTTCTTCTACATCATGATTGGCTGGATTGCGACCAACACCGCGGCCTTGGAGCTGCGCTTTCGGCGCGAGCAGGCGGACATTCAAGGCCGAGCGACCGCCGCCATCCTCTACTTTGAGGGAGCGCCCTCGTGCGGCAAGACGACGATCCAACGCGCCGGCATGGACCTACTTGGCCTCACCACGTCGATGTCGGGCGAATCGACGCCCATCTCCTTCCTCGCCGCGTCCACCAAGTGCTCCCTCCCGCTGCCCGTGGACGACGTGACCAGCAAGAAGGCCTTCGGCGACGACATCGTGCGCACCCTCTGCAACTCGACAGCGCGCTGCGCGCAGGCTGTGCCTGGCTCCTACACCGGCACACCGCGCGGCGTGCCCATGATCACCTCCAACGTGTCGATGGACTGGGATGAGGCCGCTCAGCAGCGCGTGCTCAACTACCAACTGCCTACGCTGGCCGAGCCCGACGACCCGGAGGGGTACAGCCAGGCGTGGAAGGCGTTGGCCGAGTTCTCGCGCAAGATCCCTGACTCGATTGGCGAGGGCCACCGCACGCTTGCCAACACCGCCGGGGCGTGCTTGTGGCCGCTAATTCACAACCAGAACGACAAGGAGTACATCGAGGACCTCTCGGTTGGCCTCCTCGAGCTCATCGGCCGTGGGCCGCACGCCAAGCGCACGCGCGTCGTGTGCAACTCGTCTGCCTTGCTCGCCCGCGCGCTCCAGTTCTGCCTCTTGACGCAGGCCGACCACTCCGAGGTCGCGCCGGTCATTGCCGAGGTCGCCATGTCGCTCGACGTTGCGATGCCGCAGGACAAGGCGGGCTCGCTTTCCGACCTGGTCGCGGCGATTCGCCTCGCCGAGTCCCTCTGCGGCAACCTGCACAACCCGCTGATAGACTTGCACAACAAGGTGCACGTCACGCGCCCGCTGATCGGCGAGTGCGTCATGATTGCGATCCACCTGATGCTCTCTACGCGCGGCCCACTCAAGCGCGTGGACGTGCACCTGAAGCTGAACGATGTCCTCACGGCCTGCCGGAAGGACAACATCAAGGTGATCCCCTTCAACTTCGTGCAGTACAACGCCTTGCTTCTGCGCGTGCAAAACGAGTCCGGCGAGCTCCCCACTTTCCGCGAGTACAGCGACTACGAGGAGAAGGACATGGCGACGCACCTCGCCCTGCAGATGCCCAAGAAGGTCTGGGATGCGCACGTCAAGGCGTCGGACCTGGCAATGCCCTCCACGCGCGACGAGTGGATCGAGCGCATCCACGCGTCTGACTTCATCTCGGAGTATTGCGGCGAGTCTCTGCGGGACGCGATGCCTACGCAGCTGCGCGAGATGGCCATCTGCAAGCCGCTCTGCGAGCTGCCGACGTACGCCGCCGACTACGCTGAGGGCTGCGGGCCGTACGACGCGAGCCCCGCCGCGCTGATTGCCAAGTGCGCGGCCAACGAGCCTTGGGAGCCCATCTACAACTACCAGCTGTCGGACGGCACTGTTGTCGGGTTCGAGGACACCCCACTCTATGACAAGGGGTTTAACTTGCCCATCCTGTGCACGAACGGGCGCGACGACGACATGCAGTCCATAGATGACCTTCACTCGGCAGACATGACCGGCGACCGTTCTGTCGCTGGCTCGAATCCCGCCTCGCCTAAGTTCGGCTCGCCCCTGTCCGACCTTGACGGGAACTCGATGCGCGGAAACGTGCGACCCTACGTGGGAGTCTCCAAGCGGCGCCGCGCTGTCATTGACGACGACGCAAGCGACGACGAGAACCCCGCTGCCGAGCAGGTGAGCTGCATATTCCAGCAGCCTCACTTACTAGTATAAGTTCAAGCAATATGTAACCCGCACCGCCTCCTACCCACCCCTCCCCGCAATGAACCGACACTTACACCTTTTGCTCGATCAGGTCCGTTATTCTTTTTACGCTATAACGGCCATTTTGGTACTTAGCTCGCGCATACTGGTAGGCGTCCGAGTCCTCGGGCGACGAGATGATTGGTGGATTCGGCGAGTGCACCGGTGTGAACAAGTTTGGCCACGTCTGCCGCGACCCGTGCAGCGCCAGCTCGCAGCTTTGCAAGGTGTGCCTCTCGATCGGGCAGTCAGAGCGCATGTCCGACTCTCAGTGCCTCGACAGGGAGGCGGAGCTCACGTGCGACTTCCTGGCCGACGAGGCCGACGACGACGATCCGCCCTCGCCGGACATGGATGAGGCGGCGATGGACGGACCAGAGCCGCCCTCGCCGCCGTTCTCTCCGCCCGGCTCCACGCTCGCCTCCACGCTCACCTCCTCGCCTTCTTTCGACATCGGCGGGGGCGACCTCACCGCGGAGGACGCCAAGTTCGAGCAGCTGGTCGTCTACCTCAACGACAAATTCCAAATTTCCTCTCACTGCATGGTCACGCCGCAGAGGGTCAAGAGCCTCGAGCAGCGCTTTGGCGATGAGTCGCCTGAGATCCCAAAGATTGACTTCACGCCCATCAACGTGGCCCCCTGCACGCTGCCGACGCCCACGCTGCTCAAGCCCGTGATGACGACGCCTCTGCTCCCAGCGCCGCCGCCCTCACCGATCTTCAAGCCTGTGCCGCCGCCGCGCACGCGCACCCTTCTCCGCCGCAAATACTCGCCGGACCCGTACCCGGTGCACTGCTGCCCAATGGTGTGGCCGCTCTAGGGGCGCATTAGACGCGTCTCCCGCAGTGGCCGCTCTAGGGGCGCATTAGACGCGTCTCCCGCAGCGCGCAGTAGAAGCTGTATGCTGCAGCCATTAGTGGTATTGGTGCAGGCAGACGCTGGACGAACTCTACCCTGGCGCCTGACATGAGCAATTGTGTGAGCAGTGCCTCCATTTTCTGTTCTTTAAGAAATATGATTTACCTCCCGTTCGCTAGCGCTGCGCACGGCCGCCGGCCAAGACATCGACGCGAGTGGGCCCTGCCTGGAGTTGGCCAGCCACTCTCCGAACAGAGGAGTATCTGGTACTACGCGCGCTCACTCTTCAATTTCTGATACTATAGTGTCATGGTCAAACCGACATTCAAGGCCACGATCGACCTCACGCCCGACACGGACGCCAAGCCTGCTACGCCACCCGCTCGGCTGCCACCTCAGCTCCCGCCGCCGCTCGCTCGTCAGCTAGCAGCCGTCACCTCGGAGGGGACGAGCAGCGCGGAGTCAATTAGCTTTGAGCTCCCCCCTGAGCCTAAGAAGCCTGACCTTGGCGCGTGCCCAGCTTCCGCGGCCTGCACTGCCGGTGTACCAGTCAGCTACTCGGACGAGCCGTACGACCCCCTCTGTCTGTTTCAGGCTCTATTCGGCTCCTTCCTTGCTGGGGCAGTTGTGGGCGGAGTGCTGGTCTATGCTTTTTCTAGTACTGAGTATGTGGAGATCGAATGAGGACAACGTTCCTAGTGGTGCTACGTACGAGCGCTGTGGGGGTGGGGTCACTGACTAAGCGGGCATCAGAGGCGCTCGAGTCGATTTTTGGTGACGAGCTGAAGGTGCACAAGCTGTACAGCTGCAAGGGCGAGATTGAGGCTATCAACACCGAGTGTGAGCTAACCATCGAGGAGGTCGATGACGAGTTCGTGGCCAAGTGCCTGATCGACGTGGACGCGACGGCCAAGGCGCAGCTGTCCAAGGTTCAGATTGGCGACTACCTGGCAGAGCAAGGCATCACGACGCCAGCGTGGAAGTTAGAGAAGCGCATAGTAAAGTAAATCCAATTTAGAGGTAGCATGGCTCCAAGAAGCACTGTGGTAGAGGAATGCTTTACGGTCACGTGCCAACACACTAAGCAGAAGCTCTTCACTTGTTGGAAATGTGGACAGCGGCGTCCTTTCTATAAATTCCCTGAGGTAGACGGAATTGAACAAACACTAGACAGTCTGATTGAGCGCTACGCGCTAGGCACGCCGCCATGCTGCCACACATGCCAAATACGGCTAGTTTACAAGCGGCCACTTAACCCTAAGGCGCTAGCAGCCTCAGCAGAGTTCCTTTGGCACCTGTAGCTCGCTCCCATATTGCTCGATCCACACGCCCTCAACACACACCCACTCAGAATGAGGCGCAGTTGCGCGCCACTTGCGCTTACTCGGCGGCTTATACTTTCTTTCTGATTCTGGAGTATCAGACATGGTAGTGACACTCTACTGTATGACTACTAAGAAGAAGTTTGACGTCGACAACCCAGAGGTAGTGATCCTCAAAAATGGTCGATTCGCGTACAGGGCGATGTGCCCCACCAAGGGCAAGGAAGGTAAGGACCTCTTCGCATACAAGTTTTGTAGTAGTGAGGACCACAAGCGCTACACTGACAGCCTAACAACTTCCAATGCGCCCTCAAGTGGATGCCCATCTCAGCCCGCATCGACCGAGCCTATCGCGGAGTGAGGGGCATACAAAGCCTGACACCGAAGACGGGCCAGCAGTGGAAATACAAGGGTGGCTCAGTAGAGCGCGCACCGAGCGTGAACCTCGGCAGTGGGTCGTATACAGACCACAAGCACCCAGGTGAGAGGCTGCCGCGTCGCTATCAGGAGTCCAACTTCTTCGTAACGATCAACACGAACAAGGCGCCCGACGGGGAAGTCGAGACGGCAACAGCCGTTCACCACTGCGAGCAGATGCTTTCCCACCTCTCCGGCACGGCGACACTCAACAGAATCCTGCGCTTCGGCCCTAGAGACCAGCACTACGCGAGGGACCGCTTCGAGGACGTGATCGCTGACGTCGACTGGCAGTCTAACGTGGAGATAGGCGACCAGCAAGGGCGCGTACACGCTCACATATGGGTCACGGTGAAGCACTACTCTCAGGTGCAAATTGACATCCCAAAGCTAACACAGGAGGCCAGGGTGGCTTTTAATGCAGGCCTCTCACTGGGGAGCAAGCTACGAGTCATTAATCCATATGTTAACGTGAAGCTACTTCCACAGAGCGACTTCGCTGACATCATGCGCGGCTACATGGCCAAGGCGGCATTGGAAGGAGGATCAGCCGAGACATAATCTAATAACAGACTACCATGAACATCCGTTTTGCAAGTGTAATGGCCTTCTATGCCTACCTTACCTTCCAGTTGGGGCCACAGTATCTGGGCGAGCCACAGGGCTATCTAGCCGGGGCAGCAGCCTCTTACGCGCTGTACGAGGCAGTTGGGCGTGAGTTCTCGGGGTATTAGTACTCGCTCTTAGGCGCAAACAGTGATGCGTGTCTAATTAGCGAGTCATAAGACGCCTTCTCCACAAGCTGCGGTGAACCCCGACTTGAGTGTGGCCAAGTAGGTCCATGCCGGGGCCGGCGCCACCACTGCTTCAGCTTCACAGTCTCCCATGGAATGGCGGCCTGTCGGAGCGCTTGCTTCTGCGCGCGTTCGAGGCGCGTCCACTCGCGGTCGCGCTCTAGGCATTTAAAGTATTTTTGGGTGCAAGGGTTCTCCTTTAGCCAAGCCATGTACCGGTTGTTCGACGTCGTCCTAGGGTCCGGCGGTGGCGTGGCCGGGTCACCCTCCTCACAGTCAGCCCAGCGCTCCATCTTAAGTACGGCGTTAGAAAGTAGCACTTAGCGCCGGCTAGGCTCATCAGTGGACCGGAAGGGCCTTTCAAAGCCGTGCATTTGGGCTGCGACAACGAGCTCCTTGCCCGTCGCTGGGGGCATCACCGCGCCCTTTGCGAGCTTGCCCGGCTGCTGTGCGCCCTTCGATATCGCTGCCTCAAAGTCAGTGACCGATGTCTGCATCTCGCCCTGCAGCTTCTCCCACTCGTCGGTGCCCATGCCGGCGGTGGGTTTGATGGGCGGCGGGGCGCGCTTCTTCTTCTCAAAGACGTGCTCGTACATCTGCTTCGTGAAGTGCGTGTAGCGCGGCTCCTCGAACAGGCTCGGCTCGCGCGTCTTGACCAGGATCAGCAGGTCTCCATAGATGTCGCGCTTCATGATCTTGGACGCGGTGTGGTTGTGTGGCAAGCCGTTGGGCTGCAGGTGGTAGAAGAAGACCGCGTCGCGCTGCTTCAGCTTCGGCCGCTTCTGCACGTCCGTGCTTAGGAACGCGCGCGGGTGCCCCTCGTCGCGTGCGAGCATGTATGGCGTCGTGAGGTACTTCTCCATCGGGTACTGCATGCGCTGCACGCCGGTATGCATCTCGATGGCGCGCGCCTCCTCCGACTCATCCACCTCAGGGTTGATGAGCACCTCGAACACCTCGCCGTTGGGGCTGACCTTGACGCCGGTCATGGGGTGCAGCATCACGCACTTGGCTGAATAGGCGTAGATGTCCAGGTCGCCGCCGAAGTGCTGCAGGTCCGTGAAGTGAAGCTGCTCAGAGTGCGGCAGCGCGACTCCGCCTGTCACCTCGAGCACGTGCTGCTTCACCGCGTACGCGTCGAGCTGCGACATCTCCCCGTTCTTGACCATCTCTTGCGCATGCGCGACAACCGACTCGAAGTTGCAGTACGAGCCCTTCTTGGCCATCTTGCCACCCTTGAAGACAGGCATGTAGGCGTTCGGCGCGGCCATTGGGTAGCCCGTCCAGTCACAGCAGTAGTAGGCCTTGCCATGCAACTTGCGCTTGCCCATCGTGCCGTGTGTGTGTGTGGTGTCGGATTCCTCTTCTGTGTGGAAGTTTCATGGAACTTGCTACATTTATTTAAATCATGTCATACAATCGCTGCACAGTGTAGTTGTCATTCAGCGGGCCGTTGCCATTGCGCCGAGCGAGAGGCTGGTGCCCATCGTGCCGCCAGCGGCTGGGGTCGATTTCCAGCGTTGGGTTGGCCGAGTGGATGCTCGCTGACTTCGTCTCACCCACACTGTCGTTGTTCTGCAGGGTGTGCATAAGCGCTAGTGCGCCCGCCACCATGATGACCTGACCGAGTGTGTCGCTCATTGTACCATGCCCTGCCGTGCGAAAATCTACTTAGTGAAGATCCTCGCGCCACGAGTGCGTGCAGCCTCGCGCATGTCGGCCTCAATCTCACCAGTGGACTTCTCAGCCAGCTGATTCGACCTGAGGAGCTGTGTGATGGACGGCAGCTTCCCGAACTGGCGGGTGTCACGCTGCGAGCCACGCCACGAGCGACAACCGCGCTCGCCACGCGGTTCAGAGTACAATCCAGCGCTGTTGATCTGAGCGACTGAAGGCACAAAGGGTGATGGGAAGTCCACGCGCGTGTTCGCCTCCCAGTTCAGCACCTCCCTCACTCGCTGTGTGTCGTAGAAGCGGCCGCGATCGGCGCTCTTCGTGTGCCCGTCGTGACTGTCGTGGATCCACTGCTTGTTCAGGGGTGGGTCCACGGTCATCGTATGGCCCCCCCAGTCCACCCACTGGTCTGGGTGCGCTTCTGCTTTCGTAGGCGTCTCATGAAGGTGCATGTACTGCCTGTACGCATCTGGCTCGAGACTCACAGAGCCCATGTTAATATATCTGGTTCTCTAGAAAGTTCTTGTCAAGCACCTCAGCAGGCTCAGCGTCTGCCTCCTCGGGGACAGTTACTGGCTGCTCCAAGGTGCGCTGGAAGCCTTGCTCGTAGACCGTGCCAGTGTTGGCGGTCGGACCACCAAGTGAAGCCGGCCGTGACGACGGGCTCTGCAGATGCTGTCTCACTGACCTTGTGCCGTACACTAGCACGTAGATAGCAGCCAGACCCAGGACCGCAACCCCAAGCATACTTGTGTCTAGTGCTCAGAATAATCTAAGTTATGCTCTAAGATGGGCCACAAGCAAAGCAAGCCGACGTATTCGAGGGAGAAGCTGGGCAACAGTAGTGGGATCAAGGTGATGCCTCCTACCATCGGTGCCTTCTTTCGAGAAGCGTTCACACACCAAGGGCTTGACGATCGGTTGATTGGCGAGCGCAAGGAGCAGATCCAGGACCAGTTCACTGACGTGAGGCTGCAGTCGGAGTGGGCGGAGTTTAAGAAGGACTGGGCTAAGGACGGGTACTTCACACAGAACAACGAACAGGCGGGGTACTTCACTGAGGCTAACTGCCCGGATCCAGTGCCGATGGACGAGGACGGCAACCCTAAGTGCTTTATGACGTCTGAGGACTGGCCAGACGACGTGAAGGAGGCGACGGCTGATGAGGCTGTCAGCGCTGGGTTCTACAGCTTCCGCAGTAATCACAACGCGGTCCTACGCACCTACGAACACTTCAAGCAGCTTGATGGGGCTGTGAGGAACCCGTACGCCGGTGAGGAGAGGGTACGACCACGGTGTTATGACGACCCAGCCGGCAGCTGCCCGGAGTGGGGAAAGACGTTCAAGCAAGCGTATGAGGGCGAACTGCCAGACGACATCCGCGACCTTGACGGCGAGGGACTCGACCGATTCAACCGCTTTATGTTCCAGGAGGCACAAGAGGAGACACTGGATATTGCGCTGGGCTACACTGACTTCATCCCGTTCACTGGGGCCCTGCTGCGAGATGCCAGGGCGCTAGACAAGAATAGTCAGGCCGAGTGGACGTCGCAGCACGCCTCGATACACTACCCCGGTGCTGAGGAGGTCGTGGAAGACCTAAAGCAGGAAGCCCAGATGAACGCCACGTTGGGCGGCGTTGAGTTGGCTGTTGACTTCGTGACCCTTGGGGCGGGTGGGACAGTCGTAAAAGCGGCCAGTAAAGGCGCAAACCTTTTAATTAAGGGGACGGGCAAGCTGGTCACTACCGTTGCAGGCGGCACGATCCGGGCTGGAGCTGCAGGGGCAGCCGGAGCAGTGGAGGCGGCAACGGTGGCAGGAGGAGAGGGAGTGATCAAGGCTGGGACGACGGCCACTACTGACGCCCTGGTCAAGGGAGCCGTAACCTTTGGTGAAACTAGCGGGAACAACGTCAAAGCAGCACTGACCGGATCTGCCCTCAAAGCAGGCCTCGAAAGTGGCGCTATTACCATCGAAGAAGCGGTGACCACGGCAGCAGCGGAGACAACCACAGAGGCACTTACCTCAGACGTCGCTAGAGGGGCCACAGAGGCAGCCGCTCAGGAGTCTGGCGAATTCACTGCTAAGCAGTTCGTTAAGGAGATGGGTGGAAGGGCGCTTCTCCCTATCGCCGACGTTGCGACGGGCACCTATCTGGGCACCAAATGTGCAGCGGACGACGAGTGTTGGCGTTTTACGGAGCCCCACATGCCTGAGCCAGTGATCAATCACATGCCCCATACCGAGAAGCACCCGAACGAGACCGTGACGTACAGCGACGACCTGTACTACAGCTCCGACCCCCTGCCGGCCGACGCCGTCACCGGTGGCTCAAGTACGACGGGGACTGGCGCTACACTTATCTTGGTGCTTATGGCAGGCGGAGCAGCTTACTACGTGTATCGCAAGCTCACCTAAAGAGCCTGTATGTGCCATAGACTGTGAACACAGCGCCACCAATCATGACAGCTACAGTCCCAGTCTGTATGAGCGTCTTAACTGGACCACTAACATTCAACCCTTCCGTCAGACGCTGTGGTATATGCGCGACAGCCTGGACTGCGGCGTCCACGTCATCGTGCACAGATTCAGCCACATCCCTCCCCATTTGGAACGCCTTATCACCGGCATCGCGTGCAGTCTGCTCCATGCGCCATACCCCAAGGCCACCAAGGCCAACGCCGCCAGTTACTCCGATGACCTTGGACGCGCCGCGGAAGTAGGCATCAATACGCGCCGGTGCAGCGCCTGCCTGTGCGCTCTTCAGAGCTACTTCTGCAGATTCGTGTACCGCCGCGCGCGCCTCGGTCTCAAGGGCTGCACGCGCCTCGGTGGTTGCAGCTGTACGAGCAGCAGATCGAAGCTCATTTGACTCCGTTTTCGCAGCGGTAGTCACTAGACTGTGCCATTCCTGCTTAGCCGCTGACTTGCCAGCACGGCGACCCAGATACGAAAAGAAAGACATACTACCACCCCTTCAGAAGTTATCAGAGGTCACCGGCTGACTCTGCAACCTTCACTGTGTTCTGCATCTTGCTGAGTGCGTTCGCGATGCGAGGGTCACCACTGTTCGCACCGTGCACTGTCATGATTACTGAGCCAAGTGCGAGAGCAAGCCGCATCTCCGGACCGAGGTACATCGACGAGCCGTACTTGATGAGCAGTTCGTCTACGATGGGCTCGAACTGGTCCATGTTGTCCTTAGTGACCTGCCCGAGACCAGTCAGGTTCAGGCCGAACGGGTTGAACACGTCCCGGCTGACAGCCTCAACAACGCACATCGAGCCGTGGAGTAGCATCGGGCCGAGCCCGCCGCCCTTGTCTCCCGAGCCCAGTTGCTTCTCGTAGTAGTGCAGCTCGTCGAATAGCTCGTCTGTCGTTGACTTAGCTGAGACGTTGTTCCGCTTCTTGAGGTGTGGGAAGCGCTCTCTGTACGCCTCGATGCGGTCTATCAAGTACGGCTTGTCGACGTCCAACGCGGCTCCTGCAGCTGGCGCAGACGCGGCCGACGCGGCCGGGCGAGCCTTCGGCGCGGCTTTCGGTGCCGGGGCGACTGACCCTGCCAGTCTCTGTTCCTTGGCCTGCAAGCGAGCCTCCTTGGCTATCTCTGCCTCTGTCGGTGACTTCCCTGGTTTAGTGTTCTTTTTCGCCTTGTCCTCCGCGATCGCAGCCGGGTCAAGCCCGCTCATCACCATCGGGTCATTGGCCTTCTCCATGAAAAACGTACTGTATACTACTCGTTAGATTTATTGATAACGTCACGAAACAGGTCCATATAGCGCCAAAACTTGTCGTGCATGTCTGCACGCACCTTGACTGCGTGCAGCAGGCACGCAAAGGGGTGGGCCCAGGCCTGGGGCACCGCTTCATCGTCGAGCAGCTTCACCAGAGCAAACCAGTCTCGGTTCGCGATCAAGGCCGGCTTGGCCGAGATGTGCTCTGCCAGGATCACAACCTCCAGCTCACTGCGGTCTTCCGCAAATTGCACCACGTCGATGCTTAGGTTCTCCGTGCCCACTTCCTGAACCACCCAGCGCGCCATGTTGCACAGCTTGGTCTTCAGGAACTCGCCGACCGTCTCGGTCATGTGAACAGCCACGCGGCGACTCCTACTGCTGATGGAATCAGTAGAAAATGTGTGGTGGTCGCATCAAGCTCTGCGGAGAGCATTGCGAGGGGTTTCATGCTCCCGTCCTCGCGGAAAGCGGCGGCTGGCTTGCCCGCGGCGTACAGCACCCCCGCGGCGACGGCCATTGCGACAAACGCGCGGCTTGCTGGCTGACCTAGCCCCATCTTGACCATTATACCGCGCATGCCGTCGACCGTCTCTATGGTAGTCATACTTTGTTACTGCAGTGTTAGAAGATTTAGATTCCAGGGGGCACTGCTCCCTGGGCCGCTCGGGTGGTACCCGTCGAAGGATCATTACCATACAAGGCCGAGGCATATTGCGGAATCCCGCGCTGCTGGCTGAGAGGCTGGTTGTCCGCATCTGGCAGGGTCCAGTTCCCACCGGTAAGCGTGGGGGCCTTGCCGTACTGTGCACTGGCATAGGGCAGCTTGAGGCCCTCGCCGCCCTTTCGATGGTCAAGGCCCCAGTAGAAGGGCGAGAGGTACCCAGCCGTGTACTGGTGATCAACAGACCTCTCCGTTGCCAGCGTCGGGCCGCTAATCTTGCCCTGGTCACGCCAATACAGGAAAAGGAGGTCGTCAAACGTGTTCACACCCCACTGATCAATCATCTGAGAGCGCAGGGCGTACTCATAGTCCGTCTTAGTCTGCTGGATGCGGCGGTTGACGTACTCAGGGTAGATCTCCATGAGCTTCGGCATGTTGCCAGGCTTGCGGGGGTCAAAGAACACATTCACGTAGCGATCGAGATCCGCGACCTCCGCCTGGTCCTTCATGTGTTTCACGAAATCGACCTCCTCCTGCGTGATAGGGTCGGTGCGGACGACGCCACCCCGGGCGCCTGCTCCAGATTCCCGGATCGCGTTGCGGACGATCTCCCGAGTAGCAAGGTTCTCCTTCTGCGCGGTAGGCACGCTGTACTTCACGGGGTAGCCGGCCTGGAGGTTGTAGTCCATCGGGATGTCCCCAGCCCCTGGACCGACGCTAGCGCCGCCAGCGACCTCGTTCGGCAGGCGCTGCCTACCAGGGACGGCGGGTGGGGCGTAGCGCTGGCGGTGTGCGAGCTCGGCGGCGCTCAGAGCGGTGCCGAATTCGCGGCCAGTGTTGGTAGGGTTGGGCTCACCCGCCCTGTTGTAGATATTCATAACACTAGGTCCTCCAACGTCCATACCCATGGCTGTTCACAGCACTGACCTCAGAAATAGTAAGGTTGGTCAATCTGTAGTGAGCAGTTTGAGCCAGAGGTGCAGCTTATTGATCTTAGCAGGCTCTCCGTTCATGTTAAGCACCTCTACTGTGAGCGTCCTCAGTGGCTGGTTAGAGCTCACCATCGCTGTCGCAATGCCTGAGGGGTCGTGCATCTCAAACTCAACTGCGCCAAGTGGTCTGTTTACAGAGCTGCCAGCGCTGAGGACTGCAAAGGTCGCGTTGGACCCCGGCTTGTTGCTGATGAGCCCTCCGCCGCCTTGCAATTCCTTGATTCGCAGGGTGTAGTAGTCCTGTGAGCGCAGGTCGATGTCAAAGTAGCCCGGGTCAGAGCTCCTCACGTGGTAGCCGACGAGGGTCACGCGGTGGATCTGACCGATGCCACGGTCAACCGTGAGCTTGAGCTCCGAGGTATTAGGAATATTCATCTTGTAGACAAAGTGTGGGGCGCTGTTGCGGGCCAGATAGACGGAATCAACGTACACCTCGTCACCAGCCGTAGTTCCACTCTGCACAAGCTTGAGGTTAGCACTAGTGGTGGTTGCCACAAAGCTAGCTTGCAACTCTGTACCATCTGCAACGGTGAAGGTGCCTAGAGTAACCTCTGCCGTGCCTTTAGGAGACGCAAGAATCACACTAAGTGCTCTCGTACCTCCACTGATAGCGCCGCTCACGCCCGTTTGGACAGCCGACAACAGTTTGAACTGCACGACATAGCTTGCACCTGGGATGAGCGCTACCTCCTGTTCGATGTAGGCGCCTGGGTCTCCGATGCCCACAAATCTGCCATCTGACACGACAGAGTCGTAGATCTTGATAGTGCCACTGAACGACTTCCAATTGTCCGGTGTGGCAGTAGTCACGCCGGTTCCAGTAGGACCGTTAGCGCTAAAATCACCATTGCTTAGCAGGTTGCTTGCAAACCTCGTCGCAAAGGTCACCGCAGAGCTGCTGGTCCCGGTCCACCAATTGGTGTCTGACAGGTTTGCGAGTGATGTGGGCAGTGCTGTAGCGTTTAGGGAGGTATTGACCTTATACATCTCTGTGACGACGTCGATGTAGTGAGTGTTGGCTGTTGATGCAGTGGCAGTCAGGTGATCTGTGCCAGCCACAGATGTGGATCCAATTTGCGGTGCGACCCCAACGATGGCACCCAGACCGTTATACACCCTAGACAACGTCGCGACCTCCATGACCGTGAGATAGTCTGTGAACCCAAGCTGGCCGTCTGCGTCGGCAACCGAGCCTACCCTGATGGTGTCACCAACCTTAAGCATGCCAGTCGTCTTTGTGTGCGCAGTCACTCCATTCACTCGCACCTCCTTGCACTCTCCAGTGCCGATGAAGTTCATGCTGAAGGTACTGCTCGCTATCACAGGGATCGCCCTCGGAACCAAACTCGGGTTGCGTAGGTTGATCTGTGCTACTCCGTCCAAGAAGCATGTGGCTGTCACTCCGTCGTACTCCCATGCAAGCTCGACAAAATCACTTGCAAACGGGTTGGTGGTGACGTTAGAGGCCGTTCCCGGTGAGTCGCCCCCAGTGTTATTTAACTGCACTATCCACTCTTCAAAGTTCCCCTCGCCCGCGGGCGAAAATTTGACCAGGAAGTAACCATAATAGCGAGACATCGAGATGAAGAACGTGCCCACGTCAAAGAGCTTCGTCTCAGCGATGGAGTTGGCCAACGTGGGGAACTTCAACTTACACGAGTACCGCAGCGGGTAAGCTGTTGCGGCGGGTTGGCCCTGCAACTGCGGTGTGCCACCAAGAGCGACAGCGAATACAGGATCGTATGTCATGACCCTCGAGCTCAGTAGCTCTGTTGGCGCAAGCCATGCGGTAGAGTCGTCCACGATGCTGCACTCGGCACCTCGAGGCTGCACGGACTGCAGAGACAGAGGCTTGGAGCGATTCTGCACCTGGGTTTCGTCTCCACTCGGGTCCTGGTGATTAGTCAAGAACACAGTCCGTTCCAAGAAACTACCACGCGGGTCAGGAACCCGAACCATGCACTCTGTCAGCTTGGAAAATGGCTGCTGCACTTCTTCCAACAGTAGTACAACAGCGCAGTGAGGATGCAATGGTGGTGGTCGGTGATCAGAGCGATGTGGACGCTGCTTTTGCTGATATGGAGCACCTACTTGCTCTTGATCAACCTGCCAGCAAGTGCGACGGTAGCGTATGTGCTCACTGCGGTAGTGGCGAATTCGTCTACTGTGGGTCCGGTACGCCACACCCCGGATCCCGTGTCTGTACAGCTTGTGGAGTCGTACAGGGCGGCAACATATACTTTGAAACTATGTATGGCAAGTTTGTTCCTACTCGGGGAAGCAATTACAAGCGGATCCACCACTGGCATGAGCGCATTAGCCAGCTCTTCATTCACGAGTCTCAGATTCCAGGCCATGAGATGCTACTCATTGCTGAGAAGCTCTGTGACGGCACGCACCAAGTGCTCAACAAGGACTCAATTCGTTCGGTACTCCGATCTCTGAACATGCAGCTCTACATTGAGAAGTGGCTGCAGATCATCTACCGCATCTCGGGCGTACGGCCGCCGTGCCCTGGCCCGTTGCTGGTGCAGCAGTTGGACGACATGTTCCACGAACTGCAGCGGCCCTTCGACGCCTTCAAGACGCCCGGGCGCAAGAACTTCCTCAACTACAACTACGTGTTCCAACGGCTCTTCCAGGCCATCGGCTGCCCCAAGTTCTCCATGTTCTTCCCGCTGATCAAGTCGCCGAGCAAGCTACGCAGCCTGGACCGCATGTGGGAGGCGATGGCGATGAGCCTCAACTGGGACCTTACACTCCTGCAACCGGTGCCTTGCTTCTCTGTACAGCTTGCAGAGCCATCGTCTTTGCTAGCCCGCTTAGCTTCGCAACTCGCGCTGCAAAGTCCGGTTGAGAGGCCATTAGCGCTCCCGAGAATAGGATACCATAAGTGGGATCGGAAGGCGACATTCGAGGCCCCACCACAGAAATCGCCGCGCCCGTTAAGCCCGCTTGCACCAGAGCTTCAAAAGCTAGGCTTGACGCGGAAGCGCCTTCGGTGTACCTAGGGATTAGACCCTCCACCATCGCGCCGATGATGGTGCCGGCGACAGCCTGTGTCACGGATACCTGGATAGAGAGTGCAGTAGTCATTGCGTCTATTAGCTAGAAAAATCTGAGTGTCCACTAGCATGCGGGCGCACAGTTCGCTTAGAGCACACAAGGCTTGCGTGACCCTATATCATCTGGTTGAACGGCGGCGGCATAATGTCATCAACGGTCACGAGCTTAGAATACGTCCCGGGGCCCTCATTTGGCGGGACGTCGCCATCGCTCCCGGACATCGCGCTCTGCCAGTATTCCTTGCTGCCCATCGCGAACTCACCAGGGTCGACGGCCTTCCACCACGCGAATAGCTGCAGTGGGTCGACCATCTTCTCCGGGCTGGTGTCGACGACCAGCACCTCGTTGTCCTCCGTGTACGCGTCTAGCATCTGCGCGAAGGCGTCCTTTGTCAGCGCGTCGGCGAAGTCCTCCCAGAGCGCCTCGCGCTGTCTCTGCTGTGCGCACTTCATCAGGAACGCGTAATCGGTGTTACCACGGATGGTAGGCGTGATCGCTTTAGCATACTGCGTCGTGATCATCACGAACAGCCGGTAGTGGCGGCCGGCCACGAACAGCTCCATGAGATTCTCGTCGTACTTGAGCCGCTGGTCGGAGATCACGTCATCTAGCAGGATGAAGAAGGGCGCCTTCTCGTCCTTCTCCTCGTCGCTAAGGGCGTTGTCGTTGAGGATCGCCTTCTGCCTCTTGAACACAGCGTCGAGGATCTCGGGCTCGTACTTAGGATAGATGTACTTCGCCGGCACGTACTGCCGCCAGAACTTGTTCAGCTCGTCGGTCTGTGAGATCACAATGCCCGCAGGGATCTTATCCTTCATCAGATACATGATGTTACGGAGCAGCCACGACTTGCCCGTACGGCGCTTGCCGATCGCGACAATCGTGGCGTCAAGCTTAATCTCCTCTGGGTCAAACTCTAGGAGGTCAGGCAGACAGACCTCCGCATACAGGTCGGATGCGAGTACAGGCATGGTGGCATGCTTTCCATATGTGGTGGCTCTCGGCGCCGCGCAGGGCTGGTCTGCGGCTGCTGCAGGAGCCGCGCCCTTGCTCGTCGACACGCGCGGGTTCGTCTTGCGCTCTGCTCCCGAGGTGGACTTGTAATTGGGCGGGTTACTCATGCTTACAGTGGTAGTTGGATTTTATCAGTCGAGTCCCCGCCTGAACAGCTCCCGAGACCTCTCGCCCACGATGTCCCAATCGTCGGTGGTTTGCCGCATAGCAGCCCTTAGAGTCTGCAGCGTTCCGTAGAAAGAGGTGAACTGTTTGTAGAAATACGGGCCGTCTTCCGCCTCATTCTGGCGTGGGCGCACCCCCGCACCTGGTCTGCCGGTGAGCCTGCCAAGAATGCGCACACGGCGGAGTTGATCCGCAGAGGCGTGGCGTATGGCGAACAGCCGCCATGCTAGTACCCTCACACGCTTCTTAATAAGATTTGCTGCTGCTGCTATTACACTCTCGGTATATACTGGCGCTTGGTAGGCCATGACCTCAAACGAGCGCTTCCGGGACATGACACCACTCACTCAGAAAACTGGTCGCCGCACACCGGCACAGCCACGTGCTCGTACGCCTTGGCGAAGTCATACGTGAAGTTGGCGAACGCGGGCACGCTTGTCTTCGACTCCAGTTTGGCGCGCTGGCAGATCACGGCCACGTCCTCGAAGCCCCAGTGGATGCCAAACTTGTCGCCTCCGACGCCGTTGTAGACCTGGTTGGCAAAGATCGTAGCGCTAACGATGTCGCCGGGGCTGACAGTGCCGTTTTGCACGACCAAGCCAGCCGAGTCGCAGATCGTGATCGGGCGCTCGAATTTGCCTCCCATGCCGTCGTTGGCGTACTTGGCGCTAGACAGGTTCACGGAGTGCCCAATTAAGGTGCCGCTCGCCTTCTCGTACTTGGGGCGGACCGTGCGGATCTGCAGCATCTTGACCTCCTCGCGCGAGAGGTTCTTCCGGCCGAGGATCTTGAGCTGCTCGCCGTGCACGAAGTCAAGGAGCTTGTCGTCGATGTCAGTCATGATGGCCGAGAAGGCCGCGTACCGCTCGTTCTCGGTGCCATTGATGCATGCGTCGGTCAGGTCGAGCGAGAACTTTGCCTTCGTGGGGTCCGCTGGGCCGAACATCGTCCCGTAGTTACCGTCGCCGGTCACACGCGGCCAGTTCGTCACACATGCCGGTGTAACCATGCACACCTCCGTCATACTCGGCGTCTTGAGCATTGAGATGGTCGGCTTGCCGCTCCTGTCCTGGCCAAGAGAGAAGGCCAGATCGGCGGCGCGCACATCGCCAAACGTGACGTAATCGCGGCGCGTGCTCATCGGTGATAGAAGCGGGCGGGGAGCGGCTGCAGGCGCGATCCTGTAGATGTCGTTAGAATTTTGAGCGTGTCGATACTGGGCAGATACTGCCACGTATCCTGCTCCTTAGCAATCGACACGGTGCCCGCCTGGGTTTGAAATGTCTCTGACGGTGCGGAGATCGGATCAGCGAGCCCAGGCAGCGTCATCTTAGCCGTCTGCGCGGCCCTCTTATTGCCGAAAGAGGGGATCAGCCCATCGTCACGACGGGTCTGCTCCTTGTTACACCACAGGGGTCCGTAGCCCCGGTCATACTGCTCGACCGACCCAATGAATGGCTCGGCCTGGTCGGCCAGTGCAGAGCGGGGTGCGAACTCATCGATGCAAGTACCGAACTTGACCTGTGCCATCTCACACCTCTCTTAGATTTTATGGGAGTGGAGGCTCGAATCTCCGCTTCCGCCGTGTAGCATAAGGATACTCTGGCAAGGCCAGCACACGCTCAGGCGGCAAGCTGGCCAGCGCCTTCCGTACACTATACAAGTCAAAAAACGGCACGCCTACGCTACTTGTGCTCGATGTCGGCGAGGCCAGAGTAGGGAGTCCTCTCTGTCTCTTGGCCTGCACGTAGGCAATCTGCCTTCCTATGATGCCAAGGTTGATCCTGTCAAGCTTGGGCATCGTCCACGTATCCGCCGTGTCCGACGATGATGACGTCTCGGCCTCTGCCTCTGCCAGGTCTCGGTTCCTCTTCCTAGTCTCCGCAGCTTTGCGAGCGGCTAGCCTGCCTTTCCACCACACCGAGGTGTCGAACACGGGTAGTCGATACTCAAGGAATTGCTTCCATATCTGAGCTCGGCGCTGGCGCAGAGTGCCCTCTAAGTTACCTGTCCACATTTGAGGGAACTCGGGCGTGGAGCCTCGGCGCTGGATTCCTACTGCCTTGATCACTCTGATGATCGTGTTCCGCGAGTTCTCTACGAGGCGCTGTAGGCGCAGGCGCGCTCGCCCTCGGACTCCCGGCCTGTCAGAGCTGTATTGCATCCCGATAGACGTCATTGTGGCGGAGAGATTGCCTTTATTCAACAGGGGATTAAACCTCTCTAGCCAACGAGACCTCTCACTGACTGTCATACGATAGCGGCTGTTAGCCGTGGGCATCTGTAGTAGTTGTCTAGAATATGGTTACTCACGCGACCGCTTCCTTGGCGGTTCGTCATCACAGTCCATCTCGTCAGGACTTGGAGGCGGGAATGACGGGTCGGCGTTGGCCCACACCTTGTAGTTGACGTGAGCGGCCATACTGCGCTCGATGCAGAAGTTGATGTCCTCCTTGTCCTTTGCAGAGAGCGGCGGCGGCGCAGACATGTTGGCCTCCATTGCGGCGTACACTTGGCCGTAGTAAGTTAGGAGGAAGTCGAAAGCTAGCGCGTCGCGTGTCACGCGGTACACCGCCATACCCTCGGGGCACCAGGAGATGAAGTCGCACCATTCCCGGCCGCAGCACTCAAGCAGCGCATTCATTTGCAGGTAGTAGTGCTTCGGGATCTCCTTGTGTAGGCGGCCGCCGCCCTTCTTGTAGTAGAATGGGCACTTAGCCTCTACCATCCCCACGTCTCCGACGAAACCGTCGGGCGAGCCAGCGACCCACGGGATAGTAGGGTGTACGTGGAGGCCGGTAGCGTGCACGATGTTGCCGGTCAGCGTCTGGTAGTCTAGCAGCGCGTTGGGCTCGTTCTCAGTGCCCCACCGCGTCGCCTCGTTGCCTTCGAAGGTGTCCGTGCCCAGCGCGCGGCGGAAGGCCTCGACGCGAGAGGTGTAGCTGACGAGCCCAAGGGTGGCGCCGAGGTTAGAAGCGGTTAGCTTACCGCGCCGAGCAGCGCGCCATGACTCTGTCCGCTGCTGGCCCTGCATCGCTTACACCTCAGTATCAGAATAACAGGGTCACAATTATCTGATGGGCAGACATAAATGGTGTGGAACTGGACTGCCCCTAGTGCAGCCCGCGGCACACCGGCCGAGGCTGCCCAGCCTGGGGCCTGGCCGGCCTATGAGGACGAGGTGCTCCTCGCACACCTGAAGGAGCGTGAGAAGCAAGTGAACGAGCAGCATCAGGGGAATAAGCAGCTGTCGGAGATCGTCAAGGGGGTTTACCTCGACAAGACATCGCGCAACCTTGAGGAGGAGGCGGACGAGGCGCTTCACGGTGAGTTCCAGGACTGGCTGCAGGGCAGGCATGAGGTGAACGTGGACAATGACCTCTATAATAACCACGCGCCTGGCGCCCCAGTGCGCCGGCACATCTACGGGCCAGACGTAGGCAAGCCTATGGAAGGCTGGCACCACACCCCGTGGCGCGAGCGACAGTTGACACACCTAGCAGGCGTCCGCGAGCACCTCCGCGCTCAGGCTCAGGCTAAGAATGAAAACGAGTTGCAGATGAACTTCCTTGCTGAGCACGGCCCGCAGAACCTGCAAGAGGCTTGGATGTACTTCAAGCACTGGGTTAAGGGGCGCCCGGTGAAGTTGGGCCCGCTGTCAGGGCCGTACAAGGCTCCCCGTGGGGACTACGGCATCCGGTCACGGGGCTTCGACTTGCCGCCAGAGGAGGGTGGTTGGCAGCCCCCGCCACCCTCTGGAGGCTTTGCCCCTCCCCCTATGCCTAGTGCACCACCGCCGGCAAGAAGGGCGTCGCCCGCTCCATCCGAGGCGACGACGATGGACGCGGATTCGGATGAGGAGCCGCCGCCTTGGCCACAGCCGCCGCCGCCGCTTCCAGAAGACCCTCTGGAGACCCTGCAAGACGCCATGGAGATACCCGAGAACGCAGCGGCTGCCGCAGTGGGACTGGCGACAGGCGTGGCAGGCGCGATGGCTGATGGGGTGTCACAGGCAGCATCAGCAGTCGGCGCAGAAGAGGCAGCATCAGCAGCCAGGGACCTCGCAGATGACTTGCAGGGTGCGGCGGAGGAAATTGCTACCCGTCCGCAAGAAGAGCCCGGCTCCTGGCTCGACACGTGGATGGGCCCAACATTGGACGGTGATAACTTCTTTAACAGGAACTTCTCCATATTGCAGCCCGACCAGGAGGGGCCGAGTAACGTGGCGAACGCCGACGACCGAAACAACTTCCTCGACTGGTTCGATCTTAACGTTAAGGGGATGTTCAATAAGGCGAAGCAGGAGGCGCGAGATGAGGAGCTTGACCTTGGCTACCAGCGGGAGATGGAGGCCGCACTGAAGAGCCAAGGCCTAAAGCAGCTGAGAACCTACCTACAGTACAAGGCTGAGCAGGGTGCGTTTGGTCCAAGCAAAGAGGCGCAGCAACAGTGGATTGAAGCGTTGATGAAGCACGCTCACTCTGCATCAGATGACACTGACACGCATGGAGGCGAGATAAAAGTCACCGATGCGATGAAGTACGCCGACACGTCCGTGGTCGCACGCGCAGGACGGTACGCAGAGCGACCGACCGCTGCTACTGGCACGGCCCAGAGGGCGGAGGATCGGAAAGCCGAACAGGAGCGTGCGCGGCGCGAGGAGCTAAGGAGGGCGCGCT